ACGCCCGCTCGCCGGCCGAGAAGGCAGCGATCCGCGCGAAGGCCAACGCGAAGCTGGGCCGATGAGGCCTCTGATCTCCGTCGCGCCGGGCGGCAAGAAGTATCTGGAGTGGGCCCTGGGGCGTCTTCGCGCCCTTACGGTGCTGCGGCACGACGTCCGTCTGCCGACGATGACGAAGCAGTACCGGGTTGCCGGCTCCCACATCTGGATCAAGTCCTCAGAGTTCGGGGACGTCGTCCGTATCACTGGGGGCGGAGTGCTGTTCGGGATGGTCGCCGGGTCGCTGGGCAGTCTCCCTGATTCTAACCTGCTGCGGCGCTTCTACGTGGACCAGGTGGAGCGCGATATGTCTTTGCCGTTCGACGCGGCGCTGACGTCACCCACGCCACGCCGGGCCCCGTCGGTCCTGCTCGAGGCCACACAGCGCCGGTTCAAGCCACACAACGCTGGCGGAGGCGCTGGCATCAGCCGCACGTTTGTCAACAGCACCGGCGATCGCTGGTGGGGTACGGACATACACCCAGACCCAGCAAACACACTGGTGTTTGTCAGCGGGGGCACCGCGGTGCGGTCCCTGACAACAGCGCTGGCCCCCAGCGCGTGGGCCGAGGATGATGCGCAGGAGCTGCTCCTGCAGCGCAGCCAGGCGCTGTGCGCATACTTCCGAGGGGGGGCGTTCCTTGAACTGAGCGTCTTGTCAGGGGCGGCGACCACTGACCCAATCTGGCTCCGCACGACGAATACTGATTCCGGCGGCAACTTCATGGACCTGGACTGTAACAACGGTTCGATGGTGGGATTTACGGACACAACTCCCAACGGAGTGTCAGTCCGCCGCAAGCCCGGCTTCACCATTTTATATGCGGGTGGGCAGCACACGTCGGCGCCTCCCAACCCTAGCTACGTGGGGTTCGTGCGCCTGGATAGGATTAGGAGTGCAGCCATCGAGCGGACCTGGGAGGGTCTACCCGCGGTACAGCAAGTTCACCTGGACACCGGTGCATTTGGGGTTATAGATAACCTCGGACAGCCCGGGTTCGAGAATAGCGCGTATCGGCTTGTTGACCTCTTAGACGTGAGCCCCGGCAACGGGCGCACCTTCACCGACGCGCGGTGCTTCTTCACGAAGTTCATCACAACACGGGCAGGTACGCCATTCCCCGGCGCAGCTGCTAATGCCTTACATACGGGCGAAGTGTGGGTGGACAACGTCCGCATTCATCAGAATCCAGCGAGCGGACTCGGGGGCACCGGCACAAATATTGACATCCTGGTGGCGGCTGAGCTCGTCGGCGCCCCCGGAGCCCTGCGCTTTTTCTTCTCCTCAGACTCAAGCGAGGACGGGTCTCACTGGCACCTGTATGACCGGGGCGCAGTGCACAACGACGTCGAGACCTGGTTCGGGGACACTCTGGGCGCGCCGACCGGCACCCTACAGCTCATTACAGCGAGCGGCAGGTACCTCTCGCGACGGATTGACGCCGGCACCACGCCGCCCAACATCTATGAGTGGGACGAGGTGTTGCAGCAGTACGTGTTCCGGTGCACAGCCCCGGTGTTTATTTCCATGCCAGTGACCGGCGGCGGCGCCGCGCAAGACCAGGTCGACACCGACATGTTCTGGGGGATGGAGAGCTCTGTCAGCATCCTCACCCGGTGGAGGGTACAGCAGGACCCGGACACACTGGTCTTTACCTTGGAGCGGGACCAGTACTCGCCGAACCAGGTGGTTACTGAGAGTGTGACCGATACGCCAGACGAGGTGTATGGTGTGGCGCCATTCGCCGCAAACCCGCACGTGTATGCCATCGTGGGCAGCGGGACACCAGCCACCACCGGTATACGCGTGGAGCCGTTCGCTACGATCCCCCGTTAGGCTTGCGCTTTGTTCATTTCCCCTGTATAATCTTAGCCTTCCTCTGGAGACAATCCATGCCGCAGGATTCAAACCTGGCCAATAAGCAGTGGGAGCGGTATACGTACTGCCGCGACACTGGCCACCTCCAGTACATCGAGAAGGCCCGCAAGTGCGAGGAGTACTTCGCCGGCATGCAGTGGGACCCAGCCGTTCTGTCCGAGCTCCGGGACCAGCGGAGGCCCGGCCTCACGATCAATAAGATACTGAGCACCCTGTCCTCGATCGTCGGAGAGCAGATCGACCTGCGCACCGAGATCGCGTACAAGGGGCGCTACGGCGCGCCATCCGGTAACGCCGACGCCATGACTAAGACGTTCCGCTATATCTCCGACGCGAACCAGCTGGAGTGGCTGCGGAGTGAGATGTTCGCCGACGGTGGCATCACGAGCCGCGGGTACATCGATGTGCGGCTGAACTTCGAGCGCAGCCTGACCGGCGACGTCGAGTACACGAACATGAACCCCAGGTGCGTGATTCCGGACCCCGACGCCTCCGAGTACGATCCAGATAAGTGGAAGGACATCTTCATTACACGGTGGCTGACCGTCGACGACATAGCACACCTGTACAACAAGGCGGACGCTGAGGCGCTCCGCGGAAGAGGCGCGGCGCAATGGGTCTACGGCTTCGACAGCGTGGACATGATCAGGGACCGCTTCGGCGGGCCGGGCCCTTCGATGGGAGTGGTCACCGACGAGGACGCCAAGGTGTCGCGGTCGATCCGGGTGCTCGACCGGCAGTACCGGGTCCTTGGCAAGGTCAAGGCCTTCGTCAACGTGCGCACCGGTGACCGGAAGGTCATCCCCGACACGTGGGATGACAACAAGATCGCAGCGCAGCTTGCGCTCACGCAGGGCGCACTGCTGGTGGACGAGTCCCCAGGGTTCCGCATCCGCTGGACCGTGACCGCGGACGACTTTGTGCTGCACGATAAGTGGAGCCCGTACAAACACTTTACGCCGGTACCATACTTCCCTTACTTCCGGCATGGGCGCACGGTTGGGTTCGTTGAGAACCTCATCGACCCGCAGGACCTGCTGAACAAGACCACCTCGCAGGAGCTGCACGTCGTGAACTCGATGGCGAACTCCGGCTGGAAGGTGAAGCGGGGGTCTCTCCAGAACATGACGATGGACGAGCTGGAGCAGTACGGCGCCAAGACCGGCCTCGTGCTGGAGCTCGACGACGTCAAGGACGCGGAGAAGATCCAGCCCAATCAGATCCCGCAGGGGCTGGACCGGCTGTCGGCGAAGGGTGAGAACTACATCAAGTCGGTGTCCTCTCGCGGCGACGCGCAGATGGGCATGGCCCGGGCGGATACGTCCGCGGACCAGATCGAGGCCAACAACGCTTTCAGTGACGTCGGGCTGCGCTGGCCCATGGCTAACTTGAAACGCTCGGACCACATCCTCGCGCGAAACACGATGGACCTGGTGCAGGAGTTCTACACGGACCCGCGCATCATGACGATCACGCACAATGAGCTTACCGGCGAGTCACGGGATATACAGATCAATTGGCCGGACCCGCTCACCGGTGAGGTGCAGCACGACCTGTCGATGGGTGAGTTCGACGTCAGCGTCATCAGCCAGCCGGCTAAGGCCACGCTGGAGGATAGTCAGTTTGAGCAGGGCGCCTACATGCGGGAGAAGCTCGGCATCGCGATCCCCGATGAGTTCATGGTCGAGAACAGCCGGCTCCTGAACAAGACCGCGCTTGTCAACGCCATCAAGGAGGCGCGGGAGTCTCCCGAGGCCCAGATGAAGCAGAAAATGCAGATCATGGCTGGGCAGTTGGAGCTTGCCAACCAGCGGGCGGAGGCGTCGAAGCTTGAGGCCACCGCGCTTGAAAAACGCGCAGGCGCCGGCGAGAAGGTCGCGAAGACCAACGAGATCATGCAGGGTAAGGCCGGCGAGGCTGAGAAGGCCCAGCAGGAGATGGTGCTCGACAAGCAGAGGCACGACCAGGAGATGGAGCAGATGCGCGAGAAGCACGCCATGGAGATGCAGATCGAGAAGGAGAAGGCGGCGGCGAAGCTCGAAGCGGACGCGATGCTTGCGCGCGAGAAGGCACGGCTCATGAAGGCGCAGGCAATTCAGACGCAGAACCAGGCTGCCGCACAACCAGCGGAGAAGAAGGCCGCGTAGTATTCCCGAACGGGAGTATCGCGGCGCCAACGACGGAGAAGCATAAACTTTATTCCCGAACGGGAACAACCAAGGAGACGACGAGATGACTGACAAAGTGGAAGATCGCGGGGACGACCTGGTCCTCGATGGCGACAAGTCCGGCGACACGGACGATCAAAAGGCACTGGCAGAGGCGAAAGCGGCAGTGGAAGCAAAAGCGGCGGCAGACGCGAAGGCAGCCGAGGACGCTAAGACAGCAGCGGACACGAAGACTGCTGAGGAGAAAGCGGCGGCTGACAAGGTGATCGCGGACAAGGCGGCGGCCGACAAGCTTGAGGCGGAGAAGAAGGATCATATGATCCCGAAGTCTCGCTTCGACGAGGCGGTGAAGAAAGCCCGGGCTGAGGCCGAGGCGGCTAACAAGAAGGCGGCCGATCTCGAAGCGCAGATGAAGGCTGCTGCGGGGCAGATCGACGCGGCCAAGGTCGAGAAGGAGATCGAGGACCTGGAAGACGCGCTGGACGCGGCTCGCGCCGACGGCAAGGCGGATACGGTGAAGATCCTGCGCGCGGAGATCCGCGCCAAGACCCAGGCTCTTGCTGACGCAAGAGCAGACGCCAAGGCCAACTACGCGGTGGCTGTGGCGGTGGAGCAGATCAGGTACGACGCGCTGGTCACCCGCATGGAGGTTGAGCACCCAGAGCTCAACCCAGAGATCGCGGACACGTACGACGAAGGCAGGGTCGGGGAGTTGATGGAGCTCAAGGAGGCCTTCGAGGCTAAGGGGCTGGGCTCGGCGGAGGCGCTGCAGAAGGCGCTGAAGGCAGTGTACCGCGGCGGCGCGAAGCCGGCGGACAAGGTCGATACGCCCGAGGAGAAGGCGGCGAAGGAGAAGGCCGCAGCCGACGTGAAAGCGAAGGCGGAGAAGGACGCGGCGGATAGAAAAGAGGCCGCAGTGAAGGCGGGGCTCGCTGCGAAGGATAAGCAGCCGGCGGACGGCAAGAAGGTCGGGGCCGACAGCGATAAGGCGGGCAAGGGCGACGCTGCGAGCGATGCGGTGAAGATGAGCGACGCGGCGTTCGCGAAGCTTACGCCTGAGGAGCTCGCGAAGGCGCGCGGGGACAGCATGTAAAAGGCATTTGACACGAGGAGCCAACCATGGCAACATACGGAGCGCCGCCCAAAGCGGCCAAGAAGAGCGGCCTTCGTGGCAAAGCCATGCCGGCCAAGAAGTACAGGGCACCAACGAAGGGGGGATACTAAGATGGCTCGAGAACGAATGTTTGAACTTCCTGTGGTGGCTCCGTTTGCCAGCCGCAAGATCAACCTGTTGCATGTGGACGTCATTGGGTTGATTCTGCCGCCGGTTTCATCGGTACCCGCGGTGAACGTACACGTGACTGGTATTCCAACACAGTTCACTTTTGGGTCTATAGCTGAAGCGCAGGCGTTCTTCGACGGCTTGGTACAGGCCGTCGAGGACGCAAGATAGGAGGGTTCGAGCATGGCATCCATCATCAAGACAGGGACGCGGTCGATCGCGGACACCGCCGACAACGTCATTCATGCCGGGCGCTGCCTGCTGCATGGGTTTCACCCAGAGTTGGTCTTTACCGGCACGGTAACGTTCCGGGACGGGGCGGCAGCTGGCGGGACGATCAAGCACGTCATGGCGATTCCGGCAGCAGCACAGACGGACCGCCGGGCGAACTTTGGGGGGGTTCTCTTCGAGAAGGGACTGACGGTCCAGCTGTCCGCCGGAGCTACCGACCGGGGGCTGATCGTCTGGGAGGCTTTGTAAGTGCTGTTCGTTTCTAGGGCAGGAGGCTCTATGAAAAAACTCTTTGCAATCATAGCATTGATGCTGGCGGCGCTCGCGCCTCCGGCGCTCGCAAATCACGATGGGGGCAAGTGCGCTACACTCACCCACGTCATATACATTGCCCGCGCGATGAAGCTTGAAGGCGTGGAGGATGTGAAGGCGGATAAGGTCTTAGGGCACTTGTTTGAGGTCACTGGGGATCCCAAAGATAAAGAAGTGCGGCAGGCCGCCGCAGACATGCTCGCGGTAACCGCTGCTGCCAGGGTCTCGAAGTTGTCTCCGCTGGAGGTTGCCAGCACCTTCGGGCTGATCTGCCAGGTCTCTGGCGGAGACGTCACCGCCGCTATTGGTGGGGTCGGCATCTAGGTATTGACATTGCCAGAACTTTACTGTAAAATCTTGCCGTAACTCGCTTCTCGGCCGCGACAGCGCCGAGGGCCTCGGGCCCTAACCCCGGTCATCCGCCCGCTTTGGCGAAACAAAAGCAAGGTAGTATTTGTTTCACAACTGAACGGGGGTCTCCTATGACTACAACAAATTTTACCAGACTGACGACTGAACAGAAGACAGTCTGGTCCCGCGACCTGTGGAAACAGGCGCGGAACGTCAGCTTCATCAACAAGTTCCTGGGTGATGGCCCCAACGCCATGATCCAGCATATCACCCAGCTCACGAAGACGGAGCGGGGAGCACGCGCGGTCATGACTCTCGTGCCGGACCTGGAAGGGGACGGTGTGGCGGGGGACCGAGCGCTGAAAGGGAATGAAGAGCAAATCAAAGCGTTCGACAAGGTGATCCGAGTCGACCAGCTGCGGAATGCCAACATTTCCGAAGGTCGCATGGCCGAGCAGAAGTCCATCGTCAGGTTCCGGGAAACATCGCGGGACGTGCTGGCGTACTGGGCGGCAGATCGCTGTGACCAGATCGCATTCCTGACAATGTCGGGAGTTGCGTACAGCATGAAGAACACCGGGATTGCGCGGGTCGGCTCCGACCTGATCAACCTCGAGTTCGCGGCAGACGTGGCGGCGCCCACTAACGGGCGGGTGCTGCGCTGGGACGGCACCAACAAAGTGCTGGTGACCGCGGGCACAACCGCAGCCGTGACGGCAGCGGACACACCGACCTACAACCTGTTCGTGCAGCTGAAGGCATACGCGAAAGAAGCGTACCTCCGCGGCATCCGCGAGGGTGGGGACGAAACCTATCACGCCTTCCTGACGCCAAAGGCGTACGCGAAGCTGAAGCTCGATCCGGACTACCTTGCGAACCTGCGGGGTGCTGGACCGCGCAGCACGGAGTCCAACCCACTGTTCAGTGGGAACACCGTGAAGCTCGACGGCATCTACTTCCACGAGTTCCGCCACGTGTTCAACACGTCGCAAGCTGCGTCGGGAGTGGGCAAGTGGGGTGCGGGCCTTGACGTGGACGGTTGCCAGATCCTCTTCGTGGGTGCGCAAGCACTCGGGATGGCGGACATCGGTATGCCGAACTGGGTCGAGGACGACGACGACTACGAGAACCAGCAAGCCATCTCGATCTCCAAGATCTTCGGCTTCCTGAAGCCCTCGTTCTACACGCAATACGGGGCGTTCCCCCAGACCACGCAGGACTTCGGCGTGATCAGCGTGTACGTTGCACAGTAACGCGAACGAAAAAGGAGACCTGAACCATGGCTACAACTCTGAAAAAGACCCCGGCTGCGCAGACGATTCTGTCGGCTTCGTTCACCTGGGGATACACGACCGGTGGCGCGGACGGCACGTCCGACCAGATGGTCAACATCAACGGTGTCCTGACATCGTTCAACGTGGCGACTGCCTCCACGCCGACCTTCGACCTCTTTACCCTCCCGGTCGGATCGACGGTGGTCAGCGGTGCGATCAACACCGAGATCGCGACTGTCAGCACGGCAACGGGTGCGGCGGTCGGCGACGACTCGGTAGCGGCTCGCTACCTGGGCAACACCAACATCAAGCCGCTCGGCGCTGTCGCGCTGGTCCCAACGGGCTACAAGCTCGAAGTGGCCCGCCCGCTCCGCCTGACGCTCACGCAGACAGCCGCCGACCAGACTCTTGGTCGACACAAGCTGGTCGTGAACTTCACGATGGACGGCCGGCAGACCGAGAACCTAAAGACCACCTAGGTCTGAGGTCGTAACTTACAGGGCGTGGGAAACCGCGCCCTGTTGGGTATGACAACCATAGGGAGTGACCGCGTGAAATTCATCGCAAACCGAAACGTGATTGTGCGCAGTTCGAGGATTGGCCAATCGGTCGAGTTCAAGAAGGGCGTCGCGACAAGGGTGCCGCCAGGCATGCACGAGGAAGTGATGGAGAAAGGGCTTGTGCCGGTGAACGACGACGGCTCCGCAATCGACGCGGAGAACACCGAGACAGTGGCCCCCGAGAAGCCAGTCCTGTTGGCGCCAGAGGATGGCGCAGAGCGGGCGAAGAGAATCCTGGGGGTGTTCAAGTCGCTGGTCGCGCGGAACAACTCGACGGACTTCACGGCGGGCGGAACGCCCAGCGCAGCAAGTGTGACCTCGGCCCTCGGCTGGAAGGTTGATCAGAAAGAAGTCCGGCAGGTGTGGGAGAAGAATCGCGAAACGCTGATCGGAGCCAAGTCGCAGCTCGCAGCGTAGGAGCTGACGAATGAAAATCCAGGACTTGATAGACCTCTTCCGCAAACAAGTGGCGGACGTAGAAAAGCCCCGCCTCTGGGATGACGTCGAGGTCTTGCAGTACCTGGTAGACGCGCAGGATATGTACGTGCGGCTAACGGGCGGTATCACAGATGGCTCCAGCGTGGCAATCACGCAGGTGGCAGTGGTTACTGGTGTACCGTTCTCGAAGCACAGCCCCTACATCCTCCGCATCCGGTCGGGTAGGTTGCTGACCGCGCGGCGAATGGTCAAGATGGCGAGTGAGGCTGACCTCTCCCACGTGGGTGTGGTACAGAACTCGTCGCTCCTGGACTATGGCTTCATCAAGCCGCCATACTTGGACGATACGGACACCGGAGAGGTGGTGGCTGCGGTGCTGGGGGTGGAGAAGAACAGCATCAGGTGGTACAAGGTGCCCGTCGCGGACGACATCTGCCAGCTGAACGTGTTTCGGCTGCCGTTCCCGAGGATTAAGGACGAGCTGTCCTGTCTCGAGATCGACGAACAGCATCACATGAGCCTGTTGTACTGGATGAAGCACCGGGCATACTCGAAAGAGGACGGCGAGACGTATGATAAGACGCTCGCGGACAGCAACGAGGCGAAGTTTCGTAACTACTGCGAGCGCGCCAAGCAGGAAGAGGAGCGGCAGCGATACAAGCCGCGGGTCGTTCAATACGGGGGCATCCCCTTTTAAGGAGCAACGAACATGGCAGAGTTTACCAAGAACACCCCAGGGGCACCCGATAGCGGCTTGTATTCTGTGGGAGATGTAGTCACGGATTCCGTCGGCGTGCGCTGGCAGGCGATTCGCGGCGGAGTGGGCGGATCGGAGCGCTTCATTGGCAAGACATCGCAGACTTCGGAGCCAGCGGTGTCCTCGGTCGTGACCGCCGGCGCGGCGACCATCACGGCGGCACAGATCCTCACCGGGACCTACGTGCGGGATTGCGCCGGCGCTTCGCGCATCGACACTCTGAGCACGGCGGCCCTGCTGGTCGCGGCACTCAAGAACCCTACCGTGGGCCAGACTCTGGAGCTCCACGTGATCAACGGGTCGGATCCGATCACGGAAATTCTGACCCTCACAGAAGGTGTGGGCGGAGCGTACGATGCGGCACAACCGGCCGCGGCGCGCATCGTGCCGGGCGGAAGCTCGAAGCGCATCAAGATTCGCATCACGAACGTGGCAGCACCAGCCTACGTGATCTACGCGTAGCTTACCCCTCGGGCAGTTTCTGACTGCACGATAGAAGCGGCCCTTCACGAGAGGGCCGTTTTCGCTAGGAGAACATGATGAGCTGTGCCACGCAAGACCTGATCATCCAGAAGGGTAAGACGTTCAGCAAGGTTCTACGCTGGGAGTCGCTGCCCTTTCTGTACAAGCCAATCACCGCTATCACCAAGGCAGCGCCGGCAGTCATCACTTCGGCCGTCCACGGCATCCCCGACGGTTGGCGCGTGGTTATCGTGTCCGTGCAGGGGATGACCGAGATCAACGCACTGAATACTCCGCCGCGCGACTCGGACTACCACAAGGCGACGCTCGTCGACGCCAACACAATCAATCTCAACGACGTCAACTCGGCGGAGTTCACCGCCTATACGTCTGGGGGCTACATCCAGCTGCGGACGCCCGTGGACCTAGCCGGCTTCACGGCGCGCATGCAGATCAGGGCGTCGCTCACGGCGACAGCGTTCCTGCTTGAGCTTGTCAGTCCGACAGATATTGTTCTTGACAACGTGGCGAAGACAATCACAATCACTATCGCGGCAGCAGTCACCGCGGCGATAACCTGGAAGACCGGGGTCTACGACCTGGAGCTCGTGTCGGCTGGCGGCGTGGTTACGCAGCTGCTGAGCGGCACGGTTACGGTGGTCGAGGAGGCGACGAGGTAACATGGACGCAGACCTGGTCGTCATAGAGAGCGACAGCATCCACGTCGTGTCCGTGGGCGAGCAGGGCCCGCCCGGGGCTAGCACGCCAGGTCCGCCCGGCGCGGCGATCCCGGGTTTTGACGGCGAGGACGGCCAGGACAGTATGGTGCCTGGTCCACCTGGAGCTGGCACGCCGGGACAGGACGGAATCATTGGCAGAGATGGGCTGACCGTGCCGGGGCGCGACGGCGAGGATGGCGAGGACAGCTTTGTGCCGGGCCCGCCCGGAGCGGGGGTCCAGGGGCTCACAGGAGCCGATGGGCGCGACGGACTGACCATCCCGGGCTTGGATGGCCAGGACGGGGACGAGAGCACTGTGCCGGGCCCTCCAGGCCCCAGTGTGAGGGGTAAGGACGGCACGAGCATCCCCGGTATGGACGGAGAGCCAGGGGAGGACAGCTTTGTGCCTGGCCCGCCGGGTGTGGGGCTCACAGGGGCGAGCGGCGGCACAGGGCTACCAGGTGTGTCTGTGCCCGGGCTGGATGGACAGGATGGTGAAGACGGGGCGAGTATCCCGGGCGGCGCTGGGCCGCCGGGCCCGGCTAGCACAGTGCCTGGGCCGGGAGGACTGCAGGGCGGGCCTGGGCAGGATGGTGAGGAGGGAGAAGATAGCTTCACGCCTGGCCCACCGGGGATCAAGGGCGACACTGGCGCCGCCGGAGGCGGCGGGGGCGGCAGCTACACAGCCTTCACAAAAGACCTCGGCTCGGCGCGGCGGTCGGGTACGTTCGACATAACCGGGCTGTCTGGCTTGACGCCGGGCAAAGTTGTGAGTATAGTGCAGACGATGGCACAGATCGCCAGCAAGGGCAACGCGCGGGACGAACACGAGATGGACCCCATCACGCTGACGGGGTACGTGGTGGACGCGGCAACCATACGAGCGCTGTGGGCGTGCGCGAGCGGCAGGAACGTGGCGGTGGGCACTTATGCCTTCGCATACCAGGTGAGCGGATAACATGGCAACGATCAACGATCCAAACATAGCAGCAAACGTGGCGCAGGTTAGCATGGGCGCCGGCACAGTGTGGACCCCGCAGCAAGTGGCGTCTGGCCCCCTTCCACCCGGGACCGGTGGCGCGTTCAGGCTGTCCATGGTGTCGGGCACGATTGCCGCGGCGCTTGCGGCGAACTCTGAGCTGTTTCAATTTCGGTACGTGACGGGGGCGGCGCGCGTGTGCCTCGTTCACGGCATTTCGGTGTCGGCGGGAATGAACGTAGCAGCCACTGCGGCGGCGCTTTTGTCCCTCCGCGCGACGATCGCGCGGGCGTGGACAGTGGCGGGCTCTGGCGGCACACGCGCGGTACTGGCGGGCAACTTGCAACAGCTCCGAACTGCCCATGCTACATCAGAAGTCAGCGATGCTGGCATCGCGACGACAGGCTTGCTGACGGCCGGCACGAAGACACTCGACACGCAGGATATAGGTGGTGTATCATACGGGGTTGGCACCGGCGCTATCACCGTGACACCCAATCTCACCTTAGTGCCCAAAACGAACTTGCTGGGCGATTTCGCGGGTAGTTTGGCGTTCCCACTGGTTTTAGCAAACCAGGAGGGGTTCGTGATACGATCCGGCATCATCGGCCCCGCGGCTATGACGTGGGCCCTGACGGTCGACGTTGCGTGGTCCGAAGTTCAATCGTTCTAGGGGTGAGCATGGCAAAGAAAATATATGTAGCAGAGCCGAAGATTGTGATCAACACCACCGATTTCAGCTTGATGACTCTCTGCTACGCGATCTACGAGTGGGAGCAGGGAGAGCTGGCCATCGCGCACGTGCCGTGCAGCGACGAGGCGCGGATCGAATTCGAGTGGGGCGAGGGTATAGTCGAGATCCGCCAGCGGGTCGCCGACGACCTGCTCGCTTCCTTCCCGGACATATCCAGCAACGACATCATCTTTCTGGGTGGCTGGAATTAGCCGTTGTTTCTGCAGCACAGCCGTGGTATAATGCCGCGGCCACTTTTTAGGAGATACACAGATGGCAAGCACACCACTACGGCTCCACGGACCGGCCCAGGTAGCAACAGGTCCAGCGACGAAGTACACCGTTCCGGCGGCGACCAAGACGGTCGTGCGGCACGTCCACATTCAGAACCCATCGGGCTCCCCGGTGACGTTTACAATGTCGGTCGGCGCCGACGCAGTGGGCACGCGTGTATTCGATGCGTTCTCGATCCCAGCGAACTCCGTGTATGACTGGTGGACCTACTTGGTCCTCGAAGCGGCGGAAATCATCCAGGCTGGCGCGGGCACGAACAACATTCTCACGTTGACCATCGACGGCGACGCACGCACCCTGTAATATAGGGGGCATTGTGGCCGACGAACAATACATCGTTGTCGTCAGCGGCGAGTCCGTCGAGGCTACGGGCAAGAAGAACATCGACCTGGTCGCGGTAGAGTCGCGCCAGGTCGTTGTCGTTGAGGGTTCAGACGCGCAGGTCGTGTCGGCGGACTCAGCTACTACTGTCTCGGTCGAGGTCCAAGACATCCAGGTCGTCACGGTCGGAGAGGCCGGCCCCACAGGCGGACAAGGTGCCCCTGGGCTAGCTGGCACC